TGATAGGCGGTGATGAAGTCGGAGAGGGTGCCGGTTTTTGGTCCGCCCGTAACCCTGTATTCCGTCTGACCGGCCAAATTTTTGTTTCGCTCGACTTGATAGCCCTTGTTGGCAAGGCTCTCGTAAAGCCTTCGTGCATCCGGTTGAGGTGCCCCATGGCTTTTGACATCGCGGCCTGATGCCAACGCCCAGTCAACAATCCTGCGATAAGCGTCCGAAGCTATGCCTTTGCCTTGCTCTGCTTTATCCAAATAGGACGCTGACATGGTGACGGTATTGGGATCAACCTTGAATTCAACCGCACCCTTGCCGCCAGCTAAGGGAAGTACATGGTCTCCACGCTGGTTAATGGTTGCTTCGGGGAAGGTTTGGGCGACTTCTGGATGCGGAGCGCCGATGGGCTTCTCTGGCTTCCGAAGCCACTCACCAATCAATTCTGGTGATCTTTTCGCGTAGTCAGGCGCATTCGGGTCGAGCAAATCATTCTTGACGGCGAAGTCTTGACCGCGCCACCTATCGAGAACCCTGCCGTTCTGGGTAACATAGACCCGGTTATCGCCGTTCAAAGTTGCCGCGGCGCGATCTTCTTGGGGCACCTTGCTAAGCGCATCCAAGTGCGTACCGCCCTCGTCTGCCGCATAAACCTTTCCGTTGTGACTAATGGCCGGCGTCAGGGACGGATCACGAGATGGCTGGCGGAGCTTCCCCCCCGCCATTCCTGCCGCTCCCGGCCTCGCCCCCAGCATTCCCCATCCAAGTGTACTCGATGCCACGTCCGTTGCCCGCCTGATTCCCTCCGGGCTATTCGGGTCGATTGAGCCCTCGGCGACTTGGCCCATCAGGTTCGGCCCGGCCATTAGGGTATTGACGAGCTTGTTCCCGAGGACTCTCCCGACATCAGGAAGCCCGCTCTCGCGCGCGTTCGCTGCCGCATAAGGTGCGCGGACACGCTGCGCTGCGGCTTCGGCTGCGTCCTGAGCTTGCTCCGAATCAGTGAGATATGGTTCGAGCAACTTCGCCAGCGACTTCCCCATTACCCGCGGAGGCGGTTGTGGGGGCGCTTGCGCGAGCCATTGGTTCAACGGGCCGGCGTAGGAGACATCGGACATGGGGGATCAATAGAGGCCCTGTGGTCCGCGTGGGTCGGTTGGAGTCGGAGGATATCCGCCCCGTTCATTGATGGCATCGAAACCTTGCCGCACCCGGTCATTTGGGTTGATGCCGAATGCGCCTCTCCCTATGGCTGCAACACCCATGGGATAAGCGCTTGTTTGAGAGAATGACGGAGAGCCAGGCAAGCCGCGCTGATTGAGCCAATCCTGTAGACGTTGACCCCATCCCGATGGGCCATTGACGTTATTCGTCGGCTGGCCTTGCAGAGGCATTCCTTGCATTTGTGCCGGGGGGCGGATGTTCATTGGGCCGGCGGCCTGTCCAGGCTGGCCCGGCTGAGCGTTTGTCGAAGCCTGCTGCGGGCGTTGTGACCAGGCATCCCCGATGCCTTGTGCCATTCCTTGCCAATTTAACAAGGGCCTGGAATAGCTCGGGCCACCGCCTGAACTTGGGTCGCCAACCATGTAGGGATTATCGGGCATATGCCGCTCCTATTAAAAAGTGATCGCGGGGATGGAATTTCACCATCCGGCGTATCTTCAGGTCATGACCCTGTAGAAGTCGTCGCCACGGGGTTAATCCGCCCACATTCCTTAGAATCCGCCGAAGAGTTTTCCTGCAAGCTGCGCTCCGCCTGCGATTGCGCCAAGCGCATTCCCAGAGGCATCGAGTCCCGCAAGATCGGCTCGCGCATTCGCATTGCCGGCCGAAGTCGCTGCGCCGTATTGCGCATTGCCCAAGCCCGTGTAATTCTGATTGAGTTGGTTGCCGAGCCCAGAGTAGAGGCCGCCGATGCCCGTGGCCGCGCTATTCTCTGCACCGAGATAGGGCTGCAAGTTCTGGACGTATTGATTCCAACCCTGATTGGCGACGCCTTGCGCGTAATTATTGAGATCAAGGTTCGTGGCTCCCGAGGCAAGCTGCCCCGTCCTCGCCTGATTGGCGAGGACCGAGTTCAGCCCCTGTTGGAGTTGGAACTGATAGCCGGGGTTATTCTGGAACGCCGCCGTCGCCGCGGCATTGCCCTGTGCGCCATTAAGCCCAAGGGCGTTGCCCAGCGCAGTGCCTCCCTGCTGAGCTTGGCCGTAGTTTTGGATGAAGGGCTGAAGACCGGAGGCGTAGTTGGTCTGGAGCGCGCCGCGGCCTTGGCCGAAAGACTTTGTGAGGTCGCCGAGACCGGCGTTGAGGCCGGCGATCTGGTCGTTCGCGGCTTGCCTTTGGTCTTGGGTCGAAAACACGTCGAACAAACCCATAAGTTGTTTCCTTCGGTTTACGTAACCCTAATTTGCACGACACTGCCGTTTCGGTATAAACCGCCGATCGCCACCCCGGCCGCCGCCGCCGCCCCATCATTCGCCGCATTTACGAGCTGCGTCGGCGTTCCAAACAGCCCTCCCGCAAGCGCCCGCACGCAGGCATCGAGTTTCGCCATGTACTGTGCGAAGGGCTGGGTCGGCTTGCCACCGACATTCATAATCCAGCCATAAATGGGCTGGGGAAGCGGATCGGGAACGGCTGCCATGTCCTACGCCCCCACGTTCCGCGGATCGCTCGCCTGCGTCGCATCGAGGAACCCCACATAGACGGGATCGCTGACATCAATACGCCAACGGAATCCGGCCGGTCCCGACATTCCGCAATTCTTGACCGACACGCGGGGCCGTTGGGTCTGCGCCTGAAGTCCGAGATACCGGATCAAGGGATTACCCCAGCGGTTGCCGCCGTCCTTTGAGAAGGAGACCGCGACCGCAGGATTGATCTCGTTGGGTGGCGAGGTCACATCGATCAGCGCTCCGCCAGAGACATAAGCATGAACGAACACGCTGCCGATCAATTCGACATGGGTCTGATCGATGATCCGCAGCGGCCAGGTGCCGTTTGCTTCCGTGGTTCCCGTGACGCCGGATACGACGCCCGTGTCATTCGTCTGCATCTGGGCCGTATTGCTGACCGCGAGCCGCACCACGCCGCCGGTTCCAGACGCCGCGCCCGTGACGTTCGCAAGCGTGTTGGCGACTGTCTGTCCGACGCCCATGACGAACTGGAAATCCGCGCGCGCGACCCGCACCTGGTTGGGGAAGTCCTCGATCGGGCCGGATTCCATGCGGAACAGTTGAACCGCGCCGTTCTCGGTGTAGTTTCCGACATCGATCCAGATCAGGTTTCCCGATGCCTGGTCGCCACCGAGCCACTTATTGAAGGCGGGGTGCCCGCAGGTGAACCGCCAGCGGCCGAAGGCGCCCGTAGCAAGAGACAGCGACCAGCGCTCGTTCCACTTGTTGGTCGAGAGGTTGAACTCCCAGGTCCAAGCCGGCGAGGACAGCGCCCAAAACTTCTTGCCCGTGAAAGCGTAGACGCCGGCCTCTAGCGTGTTGCCTGCCCGCACTTGCGCTTCGATGAGGCGATCGAGATCGGGCGGCGAAATCTTCGTGGGCTGGAACTGGCCGGGCATCACCATGTACACACCAAAGTCCTGCGCCACCCAGATCAGAACCGAGAATCCGGTCTCCCATCCCGCAATCGCATTGGCCTGGATCAGGCCGTATTCGAGAACGGAGAGCCGGCCATAAGGAAACGCCGGGGCGACGCCAGCCACGTCCTGCCAGATTTCGCAGGAACCCGTGGTGAACAGCCACAACATCCCAGAGAAGGCAATGCCGCGCAGAAGCACTACGTCAGACTTCGCTTGCGCTGTGATGAACGTCTGCGAATTGATTGTTCCTACGGAATTGAGCGGCGAGGCAAAGCAGCGGCCGTCGGCGATAGTGTAGAAGAAATATCCATCCTGGAAGCATACCGAGTTGGGCTGGGGAAGATTGCCGCCGCCATTGTATGCGAGGGGTGGAATCGGAGCATGAGTAATGGAATCTGTTACCAGATAAGCGCCGTTGTCAGGATCGACCACCACAACATCCGGCACCGGACGCAGTTGACTACGGGCGATCGAGACCTTCTTGGTTCCAGGCAGAGCCCCGAGCAAAGTCACAACGCTGTTGACATCCACCGTGTAGACGTTCGCCCAAACCTCAAAGCTGAGGTTGTTTACGATCAGTCCTCCACGGTATTTGGCAACTTCCGCAGTGATGGCGAAGAGCGAGAATCCGGGCTGTCTTCGCCAGACCTGGGGAGTTGGCCCTGTGGGCTTTTGTGAATCTCCAAGAGGCTCGGCAGAGCAATTGATCAGCCGCCCTGCCCCTTCCTGGGAATTGGCGCCGGGGAAGGATGACAGCGGCCAGGGGATTTGGGGAGGGTCGCCGGGCTGGGCCATCAGGCTACCGAAGAAACTTCGAACGCATCATGTATGCCGCCAAGTCCAGCGCGGAAGCGTGCGCAAGAAAACGCAAGCCCCGATCTGGATTCTTTGTCGCAAATTCATAACCGGCTTGGCGATAGTCTGCCGCCTCAGTTTCAAGAAAGGCGACCGCCATCTCAAAAGCCGCTTCGGCGGCATGCATCAGAAATACTCCTGCCGCAGCACTTCCCCCGTGTACCGCGCCCGCGATATCTGCTTGAGAGACTTCGCCGCCGCACCACCCCCGACCGGCGTTCCCGCAGCGCCACCGAGGCCCTTGTTGACGAGATCGGCGAGCGCCTGCCCCGTATTTCCGAACTTGGTTGCCGTCTCTCCCGCGACGATATCGGCGAGGTCGGAAAAGAACACGCCGGGAATGTTGTTCATGTCCGGGATATAGACGATATCGAGCCCCATGAGTTTTCTCGCTATCGCATCCAATTTCTCGGCGACGTAGTTATAGTCCTCCGGGTCGGTCGGTTGCCCGGCCGACAGCACGCCGAGATTGGCGAGCGCTTCGTTGATGAGGTCGGCTTGGGTGCGGTAGGGAGAAGTGGGAGGCATGTACTTACCTAATCCGCCTGAATTTCATTCTGCGACGCTTCAGTTCCGCCATGGTCTGTTCCATGCTTGGAACGGTATAACGATGGTAAATATCCCAGCACCGCCTGCGCGCCCTAATCTCCTCCCACCACGCCCTCAATTCTTTCGCAGTCCAGAATTGAATAAACGTGTTGGGAGGACCAAAGGGTAAGACACTCACGCCGCTTCCTTCAACTGATCCCGGCGCGCTTCGAGGAACGGCCGCAGATAGTTTTCGTCCTTCTGCTCGCACCCGCATTTCTCACGCAAGGCAGCCTCGCCATCCCATCGCTGTTCAAGCTGACGCAGCGTGTTGGATTGCCTTATCCAACCCATGGCATAGCCGCGGTATCCATCGGCATCGGTAGGGAGTCGTTGCGAGCCGAGCTTGCGTTCCGCACGCACGCCATCAACCATGAAGCCGGAATTGCCGCGGGCCAACTCGACCACGGAAATTCGCCCGGCGACGCCGCGAGATCGGATCTCGCCCTCGGGGCCGGCGGTTTCCTTGCGGGTCAGGGACTCGACCGTCTTCGATACCGGCACTTGCACCGGCACATTAAGTTTGAACTCGATGCCCCAGCACGTCGTCTTCGACGGGCCTTCTTCGTCGACGTAGGTGATTTCGACCGTTGTTTTGTCGCCGGCCCTGAGAAGTTCGCCGGGCTTGATGTCGTCCTGAGCTTTGGTCGAAGGATTTGCCATGGTGATTCCTTGTGATGAATGAAAGTGAAGCGGCGGCCCCCGCAGACCCCTCGGAAGAGCCGCCGCCCAACGGTTCCCGGAGGCTGCCGCCCAACGGGAAGCCGATCAGGGAAGAGGATGCGGCGGAGGCGCCACGGGTTTCGGAGGCGCAACCTGCGGCGATCCTGCGGCGCCCGGAGGCGGAGGCGGGCGGCGATCAGCGAACCGATCCTCACGAATCCGCCCGTCCGGCAACAACTCGTCCGGCTTGCGCGTCACCGGAGCGGTCTTGCGATCCTCCGCCAGCGCTTCTGCGAATGCCGTGGTTGCCGCACCGGCATCGCCGCCGCTGTCGATCGCCGCGAGCAACGACTTCTCTGCGACCACCCAATAGGCGCGGTCGCGGACATCGGCGGGGAGTGCCCGCACGTAGTCGAGCGCGTCCTCTGCGGTATAAGCGACGACAACCCCACCATCCGGCTTTCCGATCAGCACATGCTTGGAGAGGTCGTGGGCAGGCACCACAACCGGGCCGCCGCCTGCCGCAACAATGGATTCGAGTTCCGCCACATGCGCGGGGGAGACCGGCGCATTGTGTCTGGCGTTGTTCCGCATGCTGACGAGCAGCGCCTGGAGGCGTTCCTGTACGGTTAATTCCTTTTCCGGGGCATCTCCCTTGACTGGCGCGACGCCAGACATCGGAGGCTTCGGCGGCGGCACGAAAGGCTTCGGCGGAACGGGAGCAGACGTGGTGTTAGGGGTATCGGCCATGACAAGTTCCTTTCTTCAGTTGATCCCGTATCGGGCCGGGAACCTGCCCTTACTATTGCCAGAACATTACGAGATTGATGACGGCGACCACGGGCAGCGAGTACACGAGACCAACAAGTGCCACCACTGCCAAATCCCTCGCTGTTCCTCCGGTGGACAACCACCCACGTTCATGCAGCCAGTCGAATGTCGGGAAAAATAAGATTCGCAACATATGGCTTGTCCTTTCAGGTAAACGCCGCGGCTCGCCAGTCAAGCGTCGCCTGGATGCGCGAGAAGAACGCAAACCCTCCCGCCGCCACCGCAAGCGCGGTATTGAGTGATCCGTTGATATTCTGCCCGACGAACGGATATACGTTGATGGAATTCGCGGAGTCATTAATGACCCACACGATCGAGTCCGTGTCATTGGTCAGGATATCCCGCAGGATGAAGCTTGCCGTTGCCGCGGACGACTTGGTGCAGCGGGATACATTCCTCGTAAGTGAAGTCGCCCCAGCCTGTGCTGCAAGAGCGCCACCAAGCAGATTATCGTCAAGCGAGAAGCCGTGCCTGGCGAGATGTCCCATCAATGCTACCGTGGTCGCGCTCATGGCGATATCCTTTCAAACTGAATTCAATAACCCTTGCAGGAATACTGCAAGATGTCGTTGGCGACGGTTGCGATGCTTCCGGTCGGGAGCGCCCTGATTATGAATGTCGCCGATGTCGTACTCGTGGCCGTCTCTTCTATCGTCACACCGCCCGTCGTCCGATCGCTCATGAAGCAAGCATATCCCGTGGGTACCGTAGGCATTGCGGTCAGGATGATCGTGCTGGCGATTGCACAGATGCCCGTTGATGTCCACGTTCCCGCCGTTGCGCCGCCTGCCACCGTAACACCAGTATTGCATGTTCCAGTGGTCCCGGTTGGAACCGTGCCGCCTGAAATCTCCACCGGAGCGGTCACTGCGGTTGCGTTTGCGAAGAATCTAGTGACCGTCGTCCACGTCGAGGCGCCGTTCTGTCCGCGATACAGCGGCATGAGATCGGCGCCAGCGGGATTGACAAGCTGCTGGTTGACTTGCTGGGTGACGAGGCTGCCGAGGTCGGTCGTGACCGTCTGGGCCATCAGCAGCAAGGCTGTGAATGCCGCCGTTAGCGCAAATAGTCCACGCTTTATGAAGTTCATGGCATCAACCCCCAAGGTCCGTCACGACGGTCTGCACGGCGGCGACCGCCGCGGTGACATCGACGATGGCAGCCCGAGCCGCGGTCATGATCTCTGGCGAGATCGGAACTGCAGACACTTGCGCCTTCTGCAAAGTGTCCCGAAGTGCATTCAAGTCGGCAAGAACAACATTAGCCGCAGCAAGTGCCGCCTGCGCATCGCTTAGATTCGTCATGGTACAATCCTCATAATTTGAAAAGGGGGCCGAAAACTTCGGCCGCCCTCCTACGCGATATCAGCAGGCGACTGCAGTGGCGCCGAGCGGAACCATAGTGCAATTTCCATCATTCGGACCATAGTATTCGATGATGAAGACTGCTGCGCCCGTGGTGCCTTGCGGGGCAGCATTGGCGGTTACGGTGAACACCGCATAGACATCAAAACCGCCGAGCGTGCCGGTCTGTGCAATGCCCGCGCCGGTCACGCCCAGACCGATGCCGGCGAAGGTGCCGGCACCGCAGCTCGTGCCGCACCAAACATAACCCGCGGTGCCCAAAGTTGCGCCCGTGAATACGTTTTGCGCCGCAAGAATGGTTGCGCCGGTCGCAGCCGTGCTCAATCCGATGGTTGCACTTCCACCCGCAGGATTGAACACCGTGATCAAATCCATAACCACGGATTTCAAAAACGCATTGTAGGGCAGCGTTCCAACCTTGGCTGCGCAAACCGTGCCAGTTGTCGCAACAATGACGCAGGAGTTGAAGTTGAACGAAAACCGCAGGTAGTGCGTCTGCTGCGTCTGGAATACCCGCGGCGAGAAGCTTCGATTGCCGATGGGATTCGGCTGCGCCATAGCCGGCACAACCAGCGTCGTCGCGAGCGCGGCGAACAGGAAGAGACCGGCAGCGCCCGCGCCGATCATGTTTCGGAAGACCCTTCGACAAGTGCTCAGGATTCTCATGATGTTGACCTTTCGATGAATGGGGATGGTTGGCCGGCTGAAGGAGGATCAGCCGGCCCCTCTGCTCAGATACCGAGCCGGGGAGATTAGGTATCGTTCGCAGAAGCGAAGAAACCAGTGAAGATGCCCCACTCCTTATAGAGGCCGGCCGGGTTGAGCTTGGCAATCTTCTTCATGCCATAGGCCATCATGACGCCAACGCCTCGGAAGAACTGATAATCATCTTCCTTTAGGAAGGTAGGTTGAGGCATGCGTCCCCAAGCCCACGCCATGGCGGATTGTCCGCACATGAACACCGGGGCGATCTGCCCCGCGCCCGAGCCCGCGGTCTGGTAGAAGACCGGCAACCGCACATCCATCTCAGGGATTTCGCGGATTATAATCCCATTATAAAGCAGGTCGCCGTCTTGGAAGAGCGGATTCTTGTCGAGGCCATCACCCTCACGCGGCCGCGCCTGGGTGTTGGCGTTGATGATCGTGGTATCGCTTTGGAGATCGCGGAAACAGTTCGGCCCCGTAAACACCACGAAATATTCCCGGCCATTCTTGAGCTTGTAGGGCCGGATTCGCGGATTGGCTTTCTTCGCCAGCCGCTTCATCTTGAGGAGCGCCGCAGCGCTCAACGTCATCGCCGTCGTGATGTTTCCGGCGCTGGTGGCGAAGTTGCCGGCACTGAGGTTGCCCTGCGAACCCCCGAAGAGGATGCGGTCTGCGTTGTCCGTAGTCCAAGTATTGCGCTGGGCGGCGGTTGCGGCATCAAACAGCGCGCCGTTAACGCGTTGGCCGTAAGTGGTTCCGAGACCGGCCGGCGCCGTCGACGCGATCGGGATCGCATAGAAGGCGTCAATGATCTCGTCGCGCTGGAGTTCCTTGCCCCAGTCCTCCAGCAGCGGGCGGGCCTGACCGAACAGGTCGATCGAACTCTTCTGCTCTTCGGACTTCGGGATTTTGACGGCGTTTCGTGCCCAATCGATCCAGGCGCGGTCGCCGTAGTTGTCGATCGCCTCTTCGTTGCCGACGAGGGTGCCGGGGGCGATGGCCTGCCCCTTGAGGCGGGCGATCAGGGGAATGT